CGCGAGGAATTCCAAATTGCCGAACTAGATGATCCAGAATACGGCATCTATGTATTTAACGCGGATCAAGCGGTATTTGAGCAAATTAGGATTGTGCATCGATACCACGCTGGAATCGGCTACTGGCCGAGAGAAGCTCTAAGATTGTCTGATGCTACTAACCCAGCGGTATCCAACACTTCGTTTGACATTACACACAGGATTGAAGCCGGTGGAGTGATTGGAGACTTGGGAGGATTTATCAGATGCCAATCTTCAAACGCTATTGTTGGGTGCCACATTGTTTACAAGATCGTAGATAACGCATCTCTAGGCATTACTAATGCCACTTTGTTGTCAGGCGCAAACATTAATTCACTTGCAGATATTCGCATCCTTTCGTCCATTCAAGGCGACAGGACCGTGATTTATGATAGCCAAGCAAAACCGTTTGCGTTTGTCACATTAAACGCTACCGCATCAATACAACGGCGGATTTGGAGCAATTAGCAACAAGATCAGTACGACTGGCGAGATATACGACAGACGAAACAATTTCTCAACGGCAAATAGCAACTACACAGCGCCGGCCACTGGGATCTATATGTTTAACTGCTCAATTTCAGTATCTGGAGTTGCGGCAGGTGTGAGATTTCGTTTTGGTTTGTTTAACGAAACAACGTCATCAGTTATCAAATATTTCAGCCAAGATACAACTTCTACAAACAAGCTGGTGTTTACCGGAAGCGGCCTTGTGTCTCTTAATGCAGGTGATGTAGTGAGCCTAAACGCAGACAATAATTCAGGGGTGGCTGTGACGATCAACACAGCAATTTCGCAAGCAGCAGAGAACAGCTGGTCTATTAGACTTATTGAGTCTGCTAGGTAGTTTGTTGTAACAAAGTTTGAATGGCTAAAAACGCAAGCATTGGAAACAACGTGTTTTTGTAAACCGTAGTAAACTAACCCCGTACTGGTGCGTTTCACCAGGGAATCCAAGGATTCAACCATGACAGAAGAAGTGCAAATCTCAGCGGAAGTGCCCGCGCCAGAACTGGAAGCTACGGCAGCGCCAGAAACTGAAGTTATTCAGCCGGAAGAAAAGCCATCGGAAGCGAGCAAGACCTTCACACAAGAAGAACTTGACGCAGCCATTGGTAAACGCCTTGCTCGTGAGCAACGCAAATGGGAAAGAGAACAAGCGCAGCGTGCGGCCCAGGCTCAAGCGCCACGTACGCCGGTGGATATTCCGCCTGCGGATCAGTTCGAGTCGGTTGAAGCGTATGCTGATGCATTGGCAACGCGCAAAGCCGAGGAGCTGCTTCGTAGCCGTGAAAGCCAACGACAACAGCAGGAAGTTCTCAGCGCCTATCATGATCGTGAGGAAGATGCTCGCGGAAAGTATGAGGACTTTGAACAAGTCGCATACAACCCAAAGCTCCCAGTCACAACCGTGATGGCAGAAGCGATTCAGTATTCTGATGTAGGTCCAGACATTGCCTACTTCTTGGGTTCAAACCCGAAAGAAGCTGAGCGCATCTCTCGTTTGACGCCTTACGCGCAGGCAAAAGAGATTGGTAGACTTGAGGCCAAACTGGTTGATAGTCCACCTGTAAAGAAAACTTCAAGCGCCCCATCGCCCATTACGCCTGTGACTGCCCGCACAACGGGAAGTCCTGCTTACGATACCACCGACCCGCGTTCTACTAAGACTATGACGACGAGCCAATGGATCGAAGCAGAAAGACAGCGCCAAATGCGCAAATGGGAAGCACAAAAAAACCGTTAATCACTTCTAAAGGACATTTGCCATGGCAAATAGCATTCTTACCATTGACATGATCACCAGGAAAGCCCTGGAGATCTTGGAAAACAACCTCGTTCTTACCCGTAACGTTAACCGTCAGTACGACGACAGCTTTGCTGTTGAAGGTGCCAAGATCGGTTCCACCCTGCGTATCCGCCTGCCTGACCGCGCGCTGGTTACCGACGGTGCCGCTCTGCAAGTTCAGGACGACAACGAGCAATTCACCACCCTGTCTGTTGCTAACCAAAAGCACATCGGCGTGAATTTCACATCTGCCGAACTCACCATGCAATTGGATGATTTCGCAGAACGTGTGTTGAAGCCTCGTATTAGCCAACTGGCATCTTCTATTGATGCAGATGTGGCCAATGCTTACAAGACCATTGGTAACTCGGTTGGTACTCCTGGCACCGTCCCTGGCACCTCTTTGGTTCTGCTGCAAGCTCAGCAAAAGCTGAACGAGAACGCTGCTGTCATGAGCCCCCGTTATGCCACCGTCAACCCTGCTGCAAACGCAGGTCTGGTTGAAGGCATGAAGGGTTTGTTTAATCCTACCGACACCATCAGCAAGCAGTTCAAGAACGGCATGATGGGCAATGGCGTTCTGGGCTTTGACGAGATCAACATGTCTCAGTCGATCAAAGTTCACACCACCGGTTCGCGTGATGCTTCGGCCTCCACCTTGGTGAAGACCCCTGGCGTTACGGCTGAAGGTGCAGCAACGATCCTGTTGGAACAAGGTTCTGTAACGACCACGATTAAGGCTGGTGACGTGTTCACCATCGCTGATTCGTTTGCCGTCAACCCACAGACCCGTGAATCCACTGGCTCGCTGTTCCAGTTTGTTGCACTAACTGACGCTACCGCTGTTACTGGCACTTGGACTGTGACCGTGGCTCCGATGTACTCTGCTGCCCACGCACTGGCCACCATGACTGCGTTGCCTGTTACCGGCAAGGCTGTCACGTTCTTGGGCGCTGCTTCTAGCCAGTACGCTCAGAACTTGATCTACCATAAGGACGCAATCACGTTCGCTACGGCTGATTTGCTGCTGCCCCAAGGTGTTGATATGGCTTCCCGCGCTGTTCACAACGGTATCAGCCTGCGTATTGTTCGTCAGTACGACATCAACAACGACCGTATGCCTTGCCGTATTGACGTCCTGTACGGTTACAGCACCATCCGTCCGCAAATGGCTTGCCGTCTCTGGGGCTAATTTGTATAAGGGGGCTTCGGCCCCTTTTCGTAATCTTTTAAGGAAATTATCATGGCTCTTCCAAAAGTTGGTGATGGCTATCAAGCCGGTGACGGTAACGTCAATGAAACTCTGAACGTTGGCGCTGCCAACCAACCCGTTGCTCTTGGTGCTGGCACCGGTGGCGTGACCGTTGGTTCTGCTGCTGCCTCCAAGGTTGGTTTTTACGGCAAGACCCCCGTTGTTCAGCGCGCTTACAGCTCCGCTGTTCACGCTACCTCCGCCGTGGCCACTTCTTCTTCTTTCGGTGCTACCCAGCTGGCTGCACTGCAAGAAATTCAGAACACGCTGATTGGTCTGGGCGTTTGGGCTACCGCCTAACAACCTGAGGGGCTTCGGCCCCTCTTAAGGGCACATGAAAGTAATCTTCTGCATTCCAACGTTGAAAAAGCCCTATCAAGTTACGCTTGATAGCCTTGCCGCGTCCATTCCTCTGGTCAAATCGGCTGGATGGGATGAGGGCATGGTTTCTGAGATTGGTTGCCCGTACATCTCGCATGCACGGTCAACAATGCTACGGAAGGCTTTGGATGCCAAAGCAGATGTCATCGTTTTCATTGACCATGATGTTTCATGGAAACCTCAAGATCTTCTGACATTGATTGAGACCAAAGGCGATGTTGTCTGCGGGACCTATCGGTTCAAGAGGGACGAAGAGGAGTACATGGGGGCAATCCTATCTGGGAACGATGGGACGCCTATGGTCCGGGAGGATGGCAACTTGTTTGCGCATTCGGCACCAGCTGGATTTCTGAAGATCACGAAGGAAGCGGTCAATAAGTTCATGACTGCTTACCCTGAACTTGTGTATGGAGAGAAGTATCATCCATGCGTAGACCTGTTCAATCATGGCGCTCACAAGGGTACTTGGTACGGTGAAGACTACGCTTTCTGCCGTAACTGGCGTGAATGCGGAGGCGAAATCGTACTGATCCCTGACCTTGACATCTCACACCACACCACCGAGCAAGAATACAAAGGTAACTTTCATCAGTTCCTGCGGCGTCAGCCGGGTGGTGATCTTTACAAGGATTAAGAAATGCCTAATACCAAAGCTATCGGCGTTGCTTACGAAGATCAACAGTTGGATGACGCCATCATTGGCAAGTCCGGCGGTACTGTTGGCTTTTATGGCAAGACGCCTGTTACCCAACGTTCTTCTAGCGTTCAAGCTACGTCCAACCTTGCCACCTCGGCATCGTTTGGCGCAACCCAGCTGGCGGCTGTTCAAGAAATCATGAACACTCTGTCGGCACTGGGCTTGTGGAAGGGCTCGGTTTAATCCGAGTCTTACATGCAGTAAGCAAGCGGAGACCATCTAAAAAGTGGTTTCCTGCTTGTGTTGGAGTTAAGATTTAAACGACGGAGATTGAGTGAACATCTATCTTAAACATGAGAAACACGGAACCAAGATTGCCACGATGGAGCTTGAGGCCGAATATGATGAATCTCATGGATGGGTGCGTTATACTTATGACACGCCTTCTTTGTCTGAAGATGCGGCTCCCGTAAATGAACTGGAAGTTAAGCGTCGGGGACGCCCCCCAAAGACACAAACGCAAGGAGCGTAAGCAATGACGACAGCCGGTGACATCATCAATTCAGCGCTCCGGCTGAATGGTCTACTTGCTGAGGGCGAGACTCCATCGTCTGAAACGGCTCAAGACGCGCTTTCGGCCATGAATCAAATGATTGATTCTTGGAGCACGGAACGCCTGATGATCTACAGCACTCAAGATCAAGTCTTTACTTGGCCTGCGGGTGAAATCCAGCGTTATCTGGGCCCAACGGGTGACTTCGTTGGCAATCGTCCGGTTCTGATTGACGATGCTACGTATTTCCGCGACCCGGGCACTAACGTGTCATTTGGCATCAAGTTGATCAACCAGCAGCAATACAACGGGATTGCTGTCAAGACGGTGACCTCTACTTATCCACAGGTCATGTGGGTAAACATGGAGTTTCCGAACATCCAGTTGACCATCTACCCCAAGCCAACGCGGAACTTGGAATGGCACTTTATCTCGGTGTCTGAACTGGCTCAACCTGCAACGTTAACAACAACTTTGTACCTGCCACCCGGCTACCTTCGCGCATTCAAGTACAACTTGGCTTGTGAGATTGCACCAGAGTTTGGCGTAGAGCCAACACCAACTGTGTCTCGGATTGCTATGACCTCTAAACGCAACCTGAAGCGGATCAACAATCCTGATGACATCATGAGTTTGCCGTATTCGTTGGTTGCGACAAGGCAGCGGTTTAATGTGTACGCCGGGAATTATTAAGCAATGAAGACCCCCATCCTCGGCCAAGCATATG